GCACAGACTTGGGCAGAAGATAATATATACTCTGGTCATCCACACGTCAATGAGTACGGTGAACCTTGTTTAGGTGGCTGGGCTAACGCTTGGTCATCTTGTATAGCAAGTGGTAACATTATATCATTGTTGCCTGTTGCACAAAGCTTTCTAAATACGTGGACTTCAAATGACGCATACTATGATATTAATTCATTATATCGTAGCTACAGATTGATACCTACGCATCTTAAAAAGCTAATGTCTATGTCAGATTTTATGACACACACACATTTGTGGTACAAGTTTATTAGAGACACAAATGGTAGACGTCACTTTAGTCATTACAAGTTTTGTAGATGGGTTGCTTCCAACGAAGAGGAAGTATCAGCACTCGTATACAAAGAAGGTTTTGATTTCATTAAGTTGTATCATTGTTACAATGGTGTCCGTGTTAACAAGCAAATCAAACACGACACAAAATGTGGAATGAAAGAAAAGCTTTACAAAGGCATAGAATCAATACGTAATCTACACGCTATTGCATACGCTAAGGTAGAAGATGGTCTAGGTTATCCACCTACGTCACTTATAGAAGGTCTCGTTCAAGAGACAATGATTGACAAAGGTAGATTATACATACCTAAACCTTGGTCTTCACCAGAATATACGTGGCTCAGGTCTACGTATACTTTCATAGATTACGTAGGTAATCAGATAGAAAGGCAAGTACGCAGTATGCGTAACGATAGTAGTTATTCTATGAGTATTCAACAGATACTACATTTTAACTACAATGCTCACAAGAATATTAGATATACTGACTTCCAGTACATCGAACCAGAACATATTAAAGAAGGCGTTATTTATTTTAATAGTAACGACTCGGCTAGGGAAGCTGGTATAGATATGTGGTATGCAGTAAACAATATTCTTACAGAGTTTGGTTACGAACAGAATTGCGTGAGGTTTGACCTTGGTGGTGACAAGTACGCAGAAAGTATTATTGACGCATTGTTTGCGATAGATAATATAAGCTTGACACAAGAACAAAAGAACGACTGGTCAAACAGAATTGCATACAAAGCTCTATGTAATTACGAGAATAACCTATCAACATTCATAACTAAAGGAATACAAAATGGCAAAGAAAAGTACAAACCCGTCATTTCAAATAGTAGTTTCGGAAATGATGCACAACAAAGTCAGCTATCTCTTGAAGCGTTTTAAAGACATAGAATGGTCAGGTCCAGCGTGGTACAAGATACTACAAGCTGAAAAGAACGGCTTTCCTACAAAAGTAGAGTTAGCATATTTCAAACCAATACATCTAGGTCACGGTACAGAAACAGAGATTGACGGCGAGAAGCTAGGTAAACTATTACCCAAGCTTTACAAAACTATGCCAGACCTTAAAACGTGTTATCTAGGTTTGATACATTCACATCACACTATGGGTGCATTCCTCAGTGGAACAGATAAAGACACAGCCAGAGAACAAGCGACCAACGATGGTTTCTTTTTCAGTACTGTTGTTGCTTCCGAGAAAGACCCCTATGCGTGTTGCTTTACATATTCAGACAGATACGGTTACAACAATCTGATTGACGGCGAAGTAAAAGTAATGATGCCTAAAATAAGTGTGCCTAAAGAATGGGTTGCAGAAGCTAATGCAATTAAGAAGGCTAAAGATAAAGAGCCAAAGATGACGTACATTAACAACCATAACCAACTATCACTGGTTAATACACGTGGCTACAGTCACGGTGGTTACGGATACGGAGGTTACTGGGACGATACACCAGACCCCACACCAAAGGAACCCGTAGAAAAAAAGACGTCATCTGCTTGGGACCAAGAAACTGAGATACCTGAGCAGGAAATACAAAAAATGGAAGAAATATCTCAGAAGTTTATGGACGGAATGGTCACGTACCACGAGTTCATAGAAGAAGTAAACAAAGAATGTCCAAACATTAATCCCTATGATTATATGGATGGACGAGGGAACGGAGTCAAATACTATTGATATTTATATTAATAAGTATTAACTTTGTTTTATAGGGCACGGTTGCTCTGACTCAGGTTTAAGCCAACCCGGTACCGAGTCATACAGTGAATTAACACCAACGCCGTGCCCGTTCTTTTCTCAGGGGGCTACCGTCCTTTCCACAACTACCAACACAGCAATGGTAGTCCCCATTCATTTCAACAATAACATAAAGGAGAACTGTTTATGATGACAGTACCACAGAAAAAGTATTTCTGTAAACGTATTGATGAGATTACTACAGAAAAAGTAAACAAAATCAAAGACGTTTCAGGGATGACCAACAAAGCTATTGCCGCAATGGGTCTTGCTAGTGGCGATATAAAATACCCAGAGGATATATCAAAGATACACAAAGCTATTGATTTAAAAATAAACGATGGCGAAGACATCAGATGGGGCGATGGTCCACTTGGTCACATAGAAATAGAGCCTATGCTAACAGGTTTTGTAGAGTTTAGAAAAAAGATGCAAGATAAAATAGCAGAGGAAAACAATGAAATCGTTAACAAGCGTAACAAGCTTTATGCAGAAGCTACACGCATAAAAGACGTTGCTATGTTTGGTTCAGAAGAAGCCGCACACGCAATGTTGAAGGACTTTATAGAATGGCAAATAAAATAAAAACTAGGTTCTTACGCAATAAGGACCTTATCCCATTAGAGTCACTTAGTACTATCAGTGTGGTAGGTCTAGGTGGCATAGGTTCGTTCTTAATACAAGGACTAGCTATGATGGGTTGGCACAAAGTTATAGGTTATGACAGCGATGTCATAGAAGACCATAACCTTAGTACCACTTGCTACCCACTAGACGAAACTGGTAATGCTAAAAAGGACTCCGCACAAGGACTGTTTCAGCGTTACAGCGAAGACTGGCAGGAGTTTGTACCAAAAGACAACTTTACACCCGATGACGAAGTCACGCCTAAAATGGTTGTATGCACAGATGATATGGAGTCGAGACGAATGGTATATAATAAGTGGTCACAACAAGCCAACCCACATTTCTTTATAGATATGCGTATGGGTGCTACAAGTGTCGAATTGGTTACGTGCACTGTAGGTAATGACAATTACCTTAGAACTTGGGTACCCACGCATACTATACCACCAGCACCGTGCAGTATGAAGCATACTGTCTTTGCTACTAACCATATTGTGTCCCTTGGTTTAGCCCAGATATATAATATTGTTGCTAATTTAGCATATTATGACTATATTTGGACCAGCCTGAACCCAAATATGGTCGAATTTGGGACATTAATAACTCCAAAGATACAGGAGGTATCAGTTGATACAAGTAAGAAAAGTGTCAACCGACTGGACAGCAATGCCGGGAGGATTGACATATCTAATCATAGGTCAGCCTAAAACAGGTAAGACGACTGCGTGTGCTAGTTGGAGCCCTAAGGGTAGTGAAGGTGTAATTATCATCGACACTGACTTAGGCTCCGACTTTGTTAACGATGCAAACACAGTCACAGTTACGAGTCTTAACGCACCTATACGCCCCGTATTACACGAAGGCAAACAAGTAACAAAGAACGGAATGGCACAGAATGAAAACGTACCACCTGAAGAGCGTGGCTATAGTTATCGTTCTGGCAAAGATAAAGGTAAGCCTATGCCAGTATACTCTATGATAGAAGTATATAACTGGTTGGCAAAAGACTGGGACGAACTTCCGTACGACACCGTAGTTATAGACACCATAGGTCAAGTTAACGAGTGGATAGAATCTACTGTTATACACGAACTAGGTATCACAGCTATGGGTGAAGGTCAATGGGGTGCCGATTGGGGCAAAGCTAGGCGTAAAAACCTAGATGTCATCAAGAGGTTCCAAGACCTAATTAAAAAGAAAGGTGGTAACCTAGTGCTAGTAAGTCACAGTAAGACGTCACAGATGCAAGACGGTAAAGTACAACTAGCACCAGAACTACCACGAGGACTGGGTTACTCATTAGCGGCGAAAGCAGACGTTATTGGTTACACTACAGCCAATAAAGATGATGGTAAGTACTATATATCCTTTGAGGCGTATGACGAGAGAGTTGTCGGTTCACGACTAAAACCTCTTGCTCAAAAAATACTCCCATTAGAGTATAGTGCTATATCTAACGAAATCCTAAAGTATAAGGAGGAATAATGAGTGGACGTTTTAGACCTGCGGACCTTGCTATGGCTAACGATGGCGGTAGTAAGTTCCTTGGATACGTACCCTGTGGTATTACCAGCTATGAAGACAGAGCTGACCAGTTTGACTGGGCAGATGTTTACATAGTGGCACAACTAGCATTAGAAGGCAGTCAATACCCTCAAGAAATGAGGCTTGCTGGTTCTTTTGATAGAGAGCCTAATGGTAATATCAAAACTTGTACATTGTTAAAGAGACTTTACTGGCTCTTTGACACCATCGGCTTTGAAGGTGGTCCAGATGTACAAGGTAATATGGTAGATGAAAATAGCAATAGCATTGACTTAGTCAATCACCTAGATGCTAATTTCTGTACCAACCCCTTGGACCCAGAACACAGTTATCTTGCATATCTGTATAAAGAGCAAGGTCGTAAAGACCCTAGCAAAACTTATACAACTGTGTTCCCAAAACTGGTTCCAAACACACCGGCTGGACGTAAGGACCTCGAAGGCTACATAAACTTTATGAAGTCTAAGAACCTTATTAAAGAGGTGCAAGATGGGGTAGCAACAAACAATGTCATAACACCTAACAATGGTCAAATGACACAGGACGATGCTCCGTTCTAATGTTTGTTGAAATGGCAATCGGGAGTCCCTCTAAACGAGGGGCTCTCGTTCCTATAGACGATATGTGGGACATAGTCTACGAACAAGGCAAAGAACAAGCCGTGTATCGTAGCGTGTATATGTATGACGAAGACGCTGTCAAACACATAAAAGCAAATGGTACAGTTAAAAACTTTCTAGGTATGAGATACATAGATAATGTACCTATTGACATAGACAGGGCACAGAATACAGACGAATACACGTTACAACACACACAGTTTATCATTGACTACTTATTAAAAGAACTCAACATCAAAGAAGGTAACTACGCTATATACTTTAGCGGCACTGGTTATCACATTGATGTTAGTGCAGAATGCTTTGGCTTTAAGCCTAGTGAAAACTTACCTTACACAGTCAAAGCAACTATGATGAATATGTTAAATGAAATAAAGACAGACCCAGCAGTCTACACTAGGACAGCACTCATAAGGGTAGCACACAGTCTAAACGTAAAGTCAGGTTTATTTAAAATACCTTTGACATTAGATGAATTGTATACTAGCCATACGAACATCGTTAAACTAGCACAAGACAGAAGACTAGAACACGGAGTAAGTGAACTCTGGGGCGAAGGTCATCTAGAAGAGCAAATAATAAATGACGTTCCAGTAGTTAGGTCTATGCAAAAGGTAAACGAACCAAGTAACGTAGTTAATTGCGTACAGTCTTTATATAATAAAGGACCAATGCAAGGTACACGTAATCACGCTTTGTTGCGTATGGCTTCGCACTTTAGACGTAACGGTATACCAAGTGATGCTACTAAAGCAAGTTTGCTACACTGGAATAACAACCAGTTAAACCCACAAATAGTTATAGATAAGGTCGAATCTACATATAACTACGGGTACAAATACGGTTGTAATGACGAGTTGTTAGCAAGTTTGTGTAACCCAAAATGCGTATACTACAAAAACAAAGACTATCTTGTTGACATCAAGACGTCAGGAGATTTACAGCAAGAGTTAGAAACTAGACTAGAGTCAGACTTTACAGGTAAAATGATACCATTGGCTGAGATGTTTGGTTTGCATAACAAAGACTGTAATATATATCCCGGCGAATTGGTAACTATCTTCGGTCCAACAGGTGCTAACAAAACAGCACTGGCACAGAACATATGCCTAGGCTATGACTTTGCTAATGACGAGATACGTAGAGAATGGCAGATACCGACATTGTTCTTATCTTTAGAATTAAGTGGTTGGTATATGCACAGACGTAATCAACAGATAGTAGCTGGAATGAGTAAAGACGATGTTACAGCTAATTATAAATATGTTGGCGATACTTACAACAAGTATTTAGAACATCTAAACCTACAAACAGTTGCACCTACACCAGATATGATACAAAAGACTATACGTGACCTACAACCTAATCTAGTTGTTGTAGACTACATAGACTTAGTAGAAGTACCACGTGGTGTTTCTGGAGAGTACGAGCAAGTCAGATACATATCACATTTTCTATCAAACTTAGCAGTTAACCTAGACATTATCATAATACAGATAAGTCAGGTCGCACGTGAATACAGCCGTAACCAGATACTCGATATCTATGCAGGTAAAGGTAGTGGTGCTATAGAAAACGCAAGTCGTAAAGTGATAGGTATTAATGGTAAGCAAGATTCTAAAGACAAGACAGTATCGTTGTTTAAGAACAGTGACGGTGACTTGTTTGACGTAGAGTTAGAATGGACACCATCATTTAGACTCAGGAGGAGGTAACAATGCCTATACCATTCGGACAAAGAGCTGTAGTTAAAACAGAGATTCCACAAGAAACTAAGTTAAAGCTACAGAAACTTGCAGTTAAGTATAAACGTAGTATGCGTAAGCAACTAGAATACATAATCGAAAAAGCTATAGAGGAAGAATATGGCAAAGAAAACAACTAGAGAACTGGTTGGTGACTTTATTGACTTAGAGTGTCAATTAGAACACGCTAATGAAGAAGAGTCTCTTGTTCTTACTAGTGCATTAGAAGTAACTAAGAAAGACATCAGTAGAAAGATGGACGGAATAGATTACTTTATGGTTGACATAGATAGAAAGATGCACTTAATAGATGCAGAAGTAGAAGCCCTGAACAAAGAAATACAGAGGCTAAAGACACGCAGAAGAGCAACAAACAGTTTAAAGGACTACTTTAATAAAACTCTGATACCTATGGTAGTAGAAGAACTTGGAGACGACAATGGCGTCTACGAAACTGACACTGCTAGATACAAACTGTACGAGACCTTTGGTCCTGTAGCAGTTGTTGACGATGGTTTAATACCAGATGAATACAAAGTGGTCAAGATGACAGAATCTATTGATAAGAAGAAAGCTAGAAAGGACCTTACACAAGGTGTCGATATACCCGGATTCTTTATAGAAAAAGTAAAAAGGGTTAGACGCTCGTGACTCCTATTATAGATATATTCTTTCCAGCAAACGGTATCTGCATAACTATCATTAACCTATTTCAAGTATCACTGACGTTTCAGAATGACTCAGTAGAATTACAGGTAGGTTTCTGGAAGTTTGGAGGTATCATAACCTTAATTAAATCGGAGGATAACCTATGCCACGTAACGCAAGAAGTCAAAAAACAGTGATATTAGAGTTATTAAAACAGGGTGTAGCAGTTACACCAATGATGGCATTGAATAGATGTGGTTGCTTTAGATTAGCGGCTGTTATAAATTCATTGCGAACGGACGGACATAACATTGAAACTAACCGTGTTAAGTCCCATACAGGAAATAAATACGCAGAGTACACTTTAGTACAAGCGTAATAACCATAAGGAGAGTCTCACCGCATCGAGGCTCTCCTTTTTAATCTACGGGGGTAGAAATGATAAAACACTATTGGGACGCTATGATGGAAAATACAGTACCTTTCCTATTAGCGTGGGAAGCTTACGTGTTCTTTATGTTAATATTCTTTATAAGCATAGTCTACAGACTAGCTAGGATAGAGAAGAAACTTAATAGATTATTAAGGAAAAGAAGATGAAGCTTGTAGGAAGACACCAAGTAATTGGTATGATAAAGTTCTATGAAAAACTACTTAGTAACGGCAAACTATTAGTCGGTAGTGCTGGACACAAGAGACTCATAGAATTAAAGGAACAAGACGCAAGATACAAAAGGTTGAAGTATGGCACAGCAAAGAGACATAACGCTGGGACCACCAAATAAAGAAGAGTTTAAAAAAGTATTAGAACCTATACACAAAACATATTGGCAAAAAGCATACAAGAAACTAGCCTCAAAGATGAGTTCTCTAAAGAGTTCTCTCAAACGGCGTAGTGAACAATACGAAGTAAAGTTCGACATAGATGCCGCCGATATACGTGTTATGTTTTATACTAGTTACGGCAAGGGTTGTAAATACTGTGACAAACAGCTTACATTTAGAACCATAGCCTGTGACCACATAATTCCTCTTACAAAGGGTGGACCATCAAACAAGAAAAACTTACAACTTATCTGTAAGACGTGTAATACTCGTAAAGGACCACTTGATGAAAAAGACTTTACGTTATTAATACAACTAATAGGAGACTTACCAGAAGAACTAAGTCTTTACGTAATGAAAAAGTTAGCCAAAGGAGGGCGATACTAATGAAAGAGAAAATAAAACTATACACAATGAAAGAACTGCTAGAACCATTGACCAGTGAACAAAAAGAAGAATTTAAAAGTTTAGAAGCATCTTACAGGAGAGGTTATCTTCACGGATACAGTGAGTGTATAGATAATCATCATTACGTAGGTGCTGGTATACCAGATATAACTTATTTCTTTAATAAGATTCTTACGCCTTGGAGATACTTTAAGGACAAGAAATCAAAAGATAAAGTAATGGTACTGCCACCAGAGTTTAATATGGATAAGTATTATAACAATGAGTACCGTGATGAAAAAGACTCCTAAGCAAAGACCATACAAAGGTATGGACAAGAAACCAGTGACAGAAATGTCAAACAGTAAAATACAAAGATTACTTGATTGGTGTGAAAGAAGAAAGAAAAAGATGTACTTGTTAAAAAGAAAAACTAATCAGCCCACCATCAAGATAAATATAGGAATGGAGTACAAAGATGGAAGTAAATGATAAAATAATCGACTTAATAAAGAAAAGATTAGACAAAGGTCAAAAAGAATATAATATGCAGGTGCCTATAAGGCGTGAACGTGGGTTAACTAACCTACAAGAAGCCATAGACGAGGTACTAGATACCGTTGTATATCTTACAGCATACTTATTAGAACTAGAAGCAGATGCACAGGCAAAGAAACCAGTGACAATAGGACCTAATAAAATGCAGATTATATTAAGAGCATTACACGAAGCACATAGTGAAGCATACAGAGAAAATGCTATGCACAGTGCAAATGAAATAATGGAGCTTATAGACGTATTAAAGAAAGGTAGTAAGTGGGACCACGAAGACGATAAACGTATTGGTCAAACTGATAATCCTATCAACAAAATACACGATGTAAGCCCACACGACCCGGGTGACGAAAACGATAATCCGTTAGCGGCACAGAGTAAGTGCATACCCGGTAGTAATTGTGACTAAAGAAATAGAGAGTCTCACGTTTGTCAGGGTTAGTGACTTTAGAGTCGCCCTGTGAGGAAAGCAAGGACAACGAAGCAATAATGCTGAGGAATTGCGGACCAAAAAGAATGGAATGACAAATGAAAGAATGGTTGGCACCGAGACTCTTTAGACATAGTAAGGTCCCTGACCGAAGTATGAAGGTATACACAGAGGTTCTTTTCACGGCAGTGTTTATTCCCTCGCAGTATACTGGATAGTAGGAGGGGACCTTACTCAATTAAGGAGACAGTATGACAAAAACTGAGATAAAAAAGGCATTCAAGGAACACGGTATCCAGCTAGGTGCTGGTGCAATGGACCAAGTAATGTATGAGTTAAAGTGTGTGGTTAACAGAATGGCAAAGCGTTGTAAAGACGGCAATCTAAAGAGACTTACTCCAGAGTTGTTTTACATAGCTATGGGTAAACTTATGGATTAACAAGAGAGCCGAGCAATCGGCTCTTTTATACCTGCTTTTAACAGGAATCAGTCTTCTGAGGCTAAGGCATAAACACCAAGTATTCCTGCACCTGCACCAAGTCTACTTGCAATATACTCTGAAGTTATTTCGTAGTTTTTAAAAGACTTATCATATTTTTCTGCAAGTTCTAACATATTCTCTATATCAGACTTAGCCATATTAGCACTAGTAGCAACTCTTTCTAAAGTTTCGTCTTTTACCTTTACATTTTTTCTAGGTTTATATTTACGACCTGTAGAAACGCTTTCAGGTTTTAAATTTATATTAACATTTTTTAATACTTCTGGCATTGGTATTTTTTTAGCCGGGCTAAAGTTCATAACAGTTTCGCCAAGCTTAATACTAAACAAGTCTCTTAAATCATTTGCCATCATAGTAATATGACTAGGATTTTTAGGGTCTACGACAATGGTTCCTGCATAACCACCCCAGTCAATATTACCTTTCCTTGTCGGGGAAAATATAATTTGTATTTCTCCGGTATCTAATTCCCGGACCAATTTTTTACCAAAAATTAATTTGGCGTTTTCTAAAAGTTTTTCTGAACTTTTTTCCCCACGATTTACACTTTCAAACCATTTTGCACTTCTGGAATCAAATTGTATACCACGTAACACGTCACCACCTTGACGCAAACCTTTATTGTTTAGTTGTAAGTATCTGATTGGCTCACCTTTTTTAACTCCTTGAATATCAATCAAGTTATCAATAGCTTGTTTAGATAATAAGTTGTTGCTTGTTAATGTGTTGTAGGAAACTTCTTCTACAAATTGACTAGCATATTTTTCTAATTCTTTTTTAGGTGTACCTTTAAATATTACATTGTTAGAATAATCATTTATTATTTTGTTATGCAATACTTTTGTAGCTTGATTAACTGGTTTAAGTTCAGCTTTAACTATCTTTTTATAAGCATCAATACCATCTTTATATTTATTAGGGTCGCCAAGTTTAGCAATGTTATCTTGTGCTTCTGCCATCATTTGTTTGTATAACATAATATCATTTCTAAAAAACTGTGGTATACCAGATTGCCTACTTGCATAAGACACAGCAGGACTTGAAAATCTTTCTACGCTACGCAGTGTTCCCATTAAAGTCTCAGTTAAAGCACTTAATCCTTGTTGTACTTTACCACCTCCATAAAAAGGCACTGCAAAAGAATGAGCAAAGTCTTCTTGTAAATTGTTTCTTAAAAGAGAAACACCTGCTTCTTTATGACTGCCAAAATCTCCACGACTAGCTTTACTTCTAGTTAATTTTTGTACACCAGACTTTAATGCTTTAGAACCAACAGCACCTGCAACAGTCATTGCACCTAATGTAGCCATACCCTTAACTACATCTTTTGTTTCTATGTCAGTAAAATCAACGACATCATTTTTTTGTGCCGCCATTGCACCAACAGTACCAAGCATTCCAGCACCAACAACATCAGACTTACTTATATTATAAGGTTCTGGTTTAAATTTTTTAATAGCGTCTAGTATTATTTTGCTTTTCATTTAAACTTGGTAGTATTTTTGTTAAGTCAACACCAGTACTAGTAGTCTTGACCATATTTTTTTCACGTTCTTTATCCTGACAGGACTTGCACAAGTATCCGTCATCATTACTAAGTGGTTTATCACATTCAACACAGTGGTTAGGTATCGGCATCAGTAAAGAAATCTCCCTCTTATAGCTTCTGGTTTATTCTCTTGTTTAATAAGCTGTCCCGTTTGCATTAACGGTAGCCCCGTAAATTTAGTAACAGTATAGAAAGGATTCTCTATAATTCCACCGGGACCTACAACATCTCTTATTATTCTACCGAATGGTGGTATGGTCCACAGGTAATAGTCAGTTAACCTTTCACTATCTCCACTTACTAGCCACTTAAACATAGGTGGTAACAGTCTTAATGATGGAGGTGTAATAGCTTGTACGGGACCAAGTGGTGAACCAAAGAATGCTCTGTCTCTTTCTTTTTCGTCACCCATTAGGTAGTCAGCAGTGTCTTGGAACCAGTTCCAAGGAGCTGGAAGTGAACTTTCAAACAAGCTATACATAAATAGGTTTGACAATGACAACATCATTAAGTCAGCTATAGCTAGACGTTTAAAAGCATCATACTCAGGTGTACCCTCACGGTAACCTGCAAGTTCTGCTCGTCTTATCACGTCATTTCTAAAACGAACACTATTCCAGCTCCACAGTTGGAATCTACTAAACACCCTACCCAGTGTGCTATTTGTAAACAATGGTCTAAACGGTGCAGAGTACAAGAACTGCGTACCCTTGACGCCACGCTTAGCATAATTAATTAGGAACGGACTATCGTAGTCAGCTATCGCACCACCAAACTGGTCCTTAGCCTGTAGGTAGTGTGCCATAAACGAGTCACGTCTTAAAATTCTTTCTGGTACACGCATAAACGAACTTGCCGCCGCAAAGGCACGGTCCGTAATACCATTCTTCTTAGCAAGTTGTGCTAGACTTTCGTCACTAAAGTTAGGGTCTCTCTTTATTTTAGCGACTGCCTGTCTAATAAAATCTTGGTTCTTTTTACTTTTTAACTGTGGGTTTAGCCCTGCTTCGTGTACTAAGAACTCTTCTATAATACCCTTAGATTGTAACCAGCGTTCAACGTCTTTCATATTTTCCCACCTAGGATTGACGTTAGTCTTTAGGTAATCAAAGTTCCTAGCGTTCTTTAAATTATTATACCCAGTGCTTACCCAAGTGTGTACGGTACCACCATACAAGTTTGCAATAGAACTCTTGGGGTGTGCAAGTAACGATGCCAACTGCCACTTAGCTTCTAACGCACCCCAACCTTGTATCTGGTTATATTCTACACCACTTAATTCATCTATAGATTTCTCGTCTAAGTTAAACTTCTCTAGTTCTTTTCTACTTAGACCAAGTTTCTTTCCTATGAAATCAATTCTTTTCTTTGCAGTAGAGTCAGCTAACCATTTATAAGCTGTGCCTTTTATGTTCATCTTTGGGTCGTTCATTATATGCTCTGGTATATGTGTAGGATATCCCATAGCACTTTGTGTGTACAACTTAAAGAAATTCATCCAAGCATTAGTAAGGTCACCATCTTTTGTTTTCTTATAGAATGAGTTGTTAAAGTTAAACATAGATGTCCTAGCAGATAACTGCATAGCTTGTTTGTAAAATGTATTAATACTATTTTTCATATACATTTCGTATGCTTCAGGCGTTAACTCCCAACCACCTATGTGTGCATCCCTACTAAACTGATTACCGACACGCTTCAGGTCGTTAGTAAGTATTGACTTAGCCTTAGCTTCTTTGTTGTTAGCCATATTAGTAAGGACTTCCTGCATAACGTCAAAGTTATCACCCATCTCATCCTTAGTCATAAAGTCACCAGTCATCTTTTTAAACTGATGTATAATCTTCTTAGACTCTTTAGCTATCTCTTCTTTACTTAACTCTGGGTCGTTAACTATCTTATCTAACGCACCTTTTAATTTATTCTTTGCCGACTTCCTGTTAAATGACATATGTGGGAAGTAATACTCTGGTCCTAAGTCACCTGTCTGGTCAAACGGCGTAACCTCTAGGCTTTTACGTGCCTCCTGAAGTCTATCAAAGTTTCTTAGCCTACCGGGCGTCTGGCTAATAAGTATACGCTTAACTATCTGTCTCATACCATCTATACCAAGTTCTTCTATAGGTATAGTCTTGTTTTCCTGCACAGTTTTCATAATATACTTATGAAACTCACGGCGTAGCTTATCTAAACCAGTCCACGTAACATCACCATTGCTATTTTCTGCTATCTTTAACCACTTATTAACCTCTTCTGTACCAGTCAACCACTTTCTAGTTTTTATATTGTACCTAGTTATAATATTATCTATGCTGTTAACCACAGCTTCGCCAGTCTTTTGTATGTTACCTTCTTTAGTTGGCACTATGTAATTCTTATTCTTTAATACATTCCATTGTTTCTCTAAGGCTTTCCAGTTCTCTTCGTATACCATCTCCCTAGATGTTAGCTCACTAGAGCTATCTTTATACCTAGGTCTTAGCTTGTCTTTCATATAACGTAGCTCACGTTTAGCAACAGCTATCTCAAACAACACGTCACCATCTTTTAAAGCCGACACATATGGTCGCAATTCATCACGCCATAAAGATGTTTCATCTTCATACTTTTGCATAGACAACTCTTGAGTTCTGTGTGCAAGTTGCTGTATAGTTCCTATAACACTAGTAGGTCTTACAGTTCTAGCATTCTCAAATGTGTTACCTAGTTTATCTTTATAAGGTCCTACATCCTCTACCCACTCCATCATAGCAGGATTACGCATTAGGTCTCTGTCAATAGCCTTTGGAAACATCCAGTAGTATGCTTTCTTTATCTTAGGGTTCTTGTCTTTACCAATCATATAGTCCATAGTGTTACGCCACCAAGTACCATCACGCATATCTGCAAATATTCTATCTAATTGTTGTAGGTCTACCTTAGTAGCCTCGTTAATATTCTTTTTAAATATACC